TCGGAACGCCGCCCCGTTGTTCAATAACAACTTGCGGAACGCCGTTAGCGTCGGTTGTTTTCTGCAAGTCATGCGTCGGGGCGATATAATCCGCTTGCCGCGCCGCGTCGTCGCGCACCTTTTCCAAAAGGCGTGTCAGGGTGTTTTGGCTGTTTTCGATTGAATGGTTCATTTTACTATTTCCCGTAATTTTGGGGCTAGGCCGACGCCCCGTTAAAAAAGGCCTATGCGTGTTGTCTCATATTATCGCATCCCATGCAAGCGGAAATTTTAAAAAATACTGTAGGGGGCAAAAATAAACCCCGCCGGATCAGGGCGGGGCTTGTTTAGTTTATCGACGACGCCGTCGTCGGGTTCGGGGCTTGCGGGCGTGTCTTTCCCAGTCGTCGCCATGTATCAGGCGGGCTATCCAATGCAATAAAAACATCAGGCCGCCACCTCATAATCATCGGTAAAGGTTGCGTTTAGCATTTCCAATATATCATCGGGCAAAAATAGTTCAGGGTCAGTGTATCCGATATATTGCTCAGATATATTCGTCACGCCGTTTTTATTCATGCGGGCAACCGTTGCCGCATTCCATGAACCGCGTTCATCATCAAACAAGATGGACTTGCCGTCTTTTTTGATATCCATGACCAGATAATTATGACAGCCCCAGCCGTCGCATTCTGTCTCATAGCCAAGTTTTTCTATGGCATCCGACACTAAACCAGTGCCATTCCACCCGTCGCCGTCTTCAAAACCAAATTTTGAAAAGGCGTCTTCCCATGTCCATTCAACTACTGTTCTAGGCATAACGCATCCCCCTTACATCACTGTGGTGGCCTTCCAGAACCAGTTCGACATCATAAGTGTCGCCGTCCTGCCAGCCGTGTTGTTTTAACGCAACCTCGACCGCCGCGTCAGCGTCAGGGGCTTCGACCCATTCAAAGACGGTGTTTTGGTCTAAGGAAAACAAAACGGAAAATTTTAATTTTTCTGTCATGACTTCACCTCTTCAGCATCCTGCGTCCAAAATTCACGGTGAACCGTGTTTGGGCGATATTGTTTTGGATAATCTGTCCCGCCCATATCGTCGGCAAGCGCATAGGCCTCCGCTTCGGCCTCTTCGGCATTAACGGCCTCGACCTCAACAACTACGCCCTCTTCTAGGCATATGGCTACTCTATATTTTGGCATCGTTTTTACTCCCGTAGTTTGTTAACGATGCCCCATGATATGCGATTATATAGGACTTATCAAGTCAAAAATAATTTCCCACTGAAATGGCTGTTCACAACGGAAAAGTGGCTCGACCGCTTCAAGCCCGTCCATCTTTAAATCGACCGCCGCATTAGCGGGATACAAAAGACATTCGGCGGGTTCTGTCGGATTGGTTTGTTTCTTTATCAGTATCCAACAACTGGCATGGCTATGCCGCGACAGCCACGCGACTTGCGACGGTTGCAGGGTGACGGCGTTGCTTGTCAAAAATTTTAATTCTACAAAATGAAAGTCGCCTTTTTCGTCGCAGATCATCAGGTCAGGAATACCCGCCCCGACCCAGTTTTCAATCCGCGTCAGCAGAAATTTCCTGTTCGACCTTTGCGCCGCTTCCTTCACTTGCTTGTAAAAGCCTGCCTCTCGCTTTGTTGCGATTGCTGGTATTTTCGTCTTTTTCTGTCGGGGTGACGTCGATGGTGATCGGGGCATAACTATTTTTTATCTCCTCAAGTGCTTTCAGGACATCCTCTTTGCTCATGCTGTCGATTGACCCATGACGGATTTCCGATTTACTGACATAAATGTCGCCTTGCGCTTGCCCCCTGCGATACTCCGCCTGAACGGCGGCAGAATAAGCCCCGTTTTCCAAAGCCATATCCCGTATGGTTTGTAAATCTCTAAGATGCCGCTGATAGGTCACCCCGTATTTTTCATCTAACTCCCGCCGATACGCCTTTATCGCCGCAACGACATGGGGCGACATATGCGGGTTGGTTAGTTCATAAGCCCGTGAGTGCGCCGACCCAACGGCATAGCCCGCGTTTATCGCGGCTTCTCTCAGGGTTATCTGCCCGTCCTTGCTCACCAGTTCCTTTACAAAAAGTTCCTGCTTGCGTGTCAGGGCTTGTTCCGCCGTGGCCTTCTTTCGACCCCGCGTCTCAGTCTTTACAACAGATTTTCTCGCCATAATCTTTCCACAGTTAAAAAGGTCTACTTATCTCTTTAACACAATTTACACCTATATAGGCTGAAAAACAAAAAATATTTTTTTTTGATTTTGGGCGCATTAAGGCAGTTTTGCTATTTAACTCTGTTACATTTTAGTAATTATTGGTGTAACACTTTATGTAACAGAAAAAACCTTTGTATTAAAACAACTTAACTACGATGTTACGTCTGTTACACCTGTTACACCTATTTTTTAACTTTTTTTATTTTTTCTAATTTTGAGCCTATATAGGTGTATCGCGTAACAACGCTTTTGAAGAGGAGTATTCGTTCTCTGGTTTTGACCCGTGAGCCGCGGTTCGTGTTTCGTGTTTCGTGTTGCGCGCCTCACCGATCTTTCCAAGCGTCCCAAATTAAAAAGGCCAGCAGGGCGCACCCGCTGACCAGATAGGTGATTATGAAGATGTCATCATATCCAATAGCCATTGCGTTGGTTTATACCTTTCCGCCAGCCATAGCATTACTGCCATCGTGACAAGGAGTGCCGTTGCTCCCACGGCGTCCAAGAATTTTTCCATATCTCTGCGTCCTCTGTTAGTTTCGCTTCGATTTGTGGATGCGCCACCCAACTTTTGATGCCCAGTTCATCAGTTCGTTTGAATTGTTGATACTGTTCGCGCCAGTATGTTGGGTCTGCATCGTTCCATTCTGCCTCTTCAGCATAGAAGAGGCAAATTTGCATACAGGCGTAACCTGTAAGCCACCCGTCGGGTGTTCTAGTTATTTGTGGTAAGCGCATTAAATACTTCCTCTAGCGGTTTATCTTTGGTTTTCATAATCAGAACACGGGCATAACTTCCTGAAATGCCGTGAGCCGCGCCCAGTTCATCGGATGTCCGGTAGACTTTGTTGCCGACTACATATTTGCGGTTATTTTTGCGTGGCACTCGTGCGCGGTGCGTGGTTTCCGGTGACAGGACATCGTCCCAGTCCCAGCCTTTTTTCAATCGTGCTTTTAGTGTTCGCGCTTTAATGCCGAGTTTTTCACTAAAATAGAGACAGGCCTGTCGTTCGCTATCAAAGGTTTTTCCCTTGATTGTTATGCTGTTCATATTGGGGTGCAGGAAACGCTTTTTAGGGGCTGGTTCGAGGCCGACGGCTTGTTCTGGTGTGTAGCCCTTGTTTAATCGTTGGCGCAGGGTGCATAGCACCATCCCGTAATGTTTGGCGGCATCTGTGCTACATTTGAAGGTTTTGCCGTCAATGGTGATTGGGGCAAAGGTCTTTTGTTCGCGGTAATTTTTAGGTGGATTGACTAAATCTACCGCCTGTTCTGGCGTCCATCCGCGCTGTAACCTGTTCCTAAAACTGGATACACTCACCCCGTAATGTTTAGCGGCGGCATTTATAGTTGGGAATGTCTGGCCTTCTATCTCAATGCTTACATATTTTCCGCTATTTTTTAAATCAGTGCTGTAGTTTCCGCGTAACAGGTTGTAACCGTCAGGGTAAACCGTGTTTAATTTATCTATCCATTTATGTTCTTTTTTGGATAAGTCTTTGCGGTTTTTGGCTGTGTCCAGCACGGAAAAGGTGAAGTTGTCTTCACCATAGACGCGGATAGCCTCTTGCAGACTATGCTTGCTTCCTCGCCCGCGGCGGGCGGCACTCAGGTGCGCTGACTTTCTTTTGTTCAGGCAGAGAGCCGCCCCCACATACTGCATACCGTTGACGGCATTTGTAGCGAGATAGACGATCATTTGTCAGAACCGTGATCCGCGGACTGCGGGTATTGGTTATCCCAATCGATTTCTTTTTGGGTAACATCTTCGGCGGTTGAGATAGCCAGAGCCATGTTTGTCCAGCCGTCATCCGCGTGTTCTGACTGGTCTATACAAATATCATATAGATCGGTCAGTTTTTTCAACACTTCTTGCTTTTTCATATCATTCTCCTTTAACACCATTGATACTCGTAGTCGTAATTATATTCGGCATCCAATGAGTGCCACGCCAGTTCATAAGCATGATCCCAGTTTGTGTGGTAGCCGGTGGCTACGTCATCATCGGCAATACATTTTGCCCAATGATCAAGACTAGGCTCGTGGTCAAGTGGTAATTCTTCCATAGCAATCTCCCGTAGCTATATGTATACGATTTATCCCATATACTATATAAATAAAAAGCTGTCA